CTCTGCAAGACGAAAGTTTTACATCGGTTTCAAATGGGGTTATGCCAATCACTTTTAGTTCTCAAAATCCAATTGACTCCACGCGGGTTTCAATTTATGCAGATGGCATTCAAGTAAACCCTAGCCAATACCTTGTTTCAGGCAACGTAGTTTCTATGCTTAACGTATTTGCTGAAGGCGCTATCATTCTGTTTAGGAATAAGGCTAAACAGCCAACTGATGCTGAGCTAGCATTTGACCCGACCGTCAAGGACGATTTCACGATACAGCAGCAGTACAAAAAGGATTACGAGTTTACAGAAATTAAACAGCGTGACATTTTTGGCAATTTGACAAGTTCGCTATATTATTTCTGGGTAAGGGACAAAACCATTTCATCTCGCGGCCATGAAATGTCGCTGCTTCAAGCACAAAACATTTTACAAAATGGCCAAGATGCGCATGTGGTGTTGGCTAAGGCCAAGCCGATATCTGATAAAAATTATAGGTTTGCATTTGACTCATGCGCAATTGCTGGTCTTGGAACTTATGTTGGAAGGGACAATGCATTCAAGCTTCGTTTTGTTAGAAACTTTACATTGAGAGACGACCCTGAGGAAATGAACCTGAAAAACGTTCATACTGAGTGGACCTTACTAAGACGCGGGCAAAGTCGCAAAGTTCCAACTGCGCTTTGGGATTTAATAACTTCTGCTATTTCTGGAGTTGATGCATTGGGTAATCAGGTACCAAGTCAGGCGAGAATCGAATATGACAATCGAAATGGAACTAGAACCCGCTTCGGCTCTGGAACTGACCAGGTATTTGCTGATTCCGAATTGGTAAAGCAGTCTGTAATAAATACGATTCTGTATCCTAAAACAACTCTTAAAGTTGGAAGTTCCGTAATCACCGACTATATCACTGCGCTAAATCAAAATACTCAAACTGAATGGTTTAGCACGCCTTCTAAAGCGAGAGAAACAATGGCACTCATTTTTGCCTCCGCAAGAGCGAGTCAAGTGAATGAAATATTTTTTAATGTACTAGATGACGCATTAGCGAATAATTTCGAACTGACTGATATTTTTAAAACCTCATTGATTACAGTGAGCTCAGCCACCGATATTTTTGAAGCAACTAGCACTGAACAGCAAGATGAGCAATATTAATACAAAAATACTACCAAAAACGCAGTCGCATACTGAAGCTTTAATAGGATACGTGCTTGACGCAAAGCCCTACCACGTAAAATTGGCAGGTATAACAGAGCGGTATGATATTGGCGATGAAGTGGCCGTTAAGGTGCTTGATAGTATGATTTCTAAAATCTTCGTCGGCGCCGATACCATTGATCCCAATGATTCAAGTATTTCGAACACTAGGCAAAGACAGCGTTCAAATTCTTGGTGGAAGCATCTTGCATCAGATGCTAGCACAAGAACGTGGCAAATACCGACAGTGGGGTCCCATAAGTTCGAGAGCGAACTTGCTCAGCAAACGTTAATAGCCGGAATAGACAGTGTAGCTTCCATTCCAGGCATAGAAAATACATCGTCCTTCGTGTTCAAGAAAAGAAGGCATGATGGTCCATCTATTTGCGATGTTAGGAAAATGGGTATCCAGCAACAAGAAGGCGTCGATTATTTTCTTTCTGACGGATCGCTGTCATTTACTGTTGAAGCAGACGGAACTTGGTTGGAAAACTTTTTGCCTTCAGGAACCCCTAGGAACTCTGGAGCCCCAGAATACGCAGACCTTATAAAGACCAGTGTGTCCATAACGAACATCACTGGCGGGAATAATGATTCTTGGACCCTAACGTGTACGAATGAAACTACCGGGGAATTAAGCGTTGTAGGAAAGTATTCCGGCAATATCGGAAGCGCAGTGTTAGGAACTCCATTTACGCATGCATTGCTGCAATTCGATTATCCCATTGGGTTTTTAGCTCTTGGCGACAAGGTTACTATAAGCCCGAAGAATAAATTTATTACTACTTCTGTATCAACTCCGCAAACTTGGACAATCATCAAAACCAATCCTTTGGCTGTCATGTCTAAGGCAGTATTTACTGGTGCAAGCGGGACCCCAATACGCCAACCTTCTGTTCATATTCATACTCGCTCTTTAGCACGAGCTAGCTCGTCTGCAACTTGGCGCATAGAATTTACTTCGCCATCAGTTTTTAACTTAGTTAAGACCGGGACCAGCCCATCAACGGTAGTAGGTATCGATCTTAGAGATGGGTGTTCATTTAAAAATTCGGAAATACATTTCACCATTCAGCCACCAGAAGAAGGTTTTTTTGCCGGTGATGCGTTTCAATTTTCTACAGAACCCTCTGTTGGGGAATATTTGGTATTTGGCAGTGTATCTGGGTGGAAACAACCTGCAAAAAATGGCGAATGGTATTGGAACGGTGAAATCGGATTTAAAATCCCAAAGCTAAACTACTTTGTAAAACCGGAAGCCTCTGACTGGGATGCATTAGATATTCTATCCCAGGAAAATTGGTTTATTCCCGTAAAAGACGTTCATTCGTCAGCGGTACCATCTGTTTACACAATAACTTTCCAACCTCCAGTCCTTCCCTCAACTACCGTTACGCATGCGACAGTCTATAATAACATTTATGGATACCGAGCTGGTCTGACAATTGGTCAAACTTGGGAAGATGAATTCTGTTCTTTTATTGTGTCGCCATCAACAGTGAGCGCAGGAGAAAAATTTCAGGTATTTTTAACAGAGCCATCGGTTTCAGTAGTTTCCGCTGGGTATGACGAACTTGGCTTTGAACAGACCCTGTATGATATGGGGATTGTGGACGCAGCAACACCAGTAAATCTACTACAGGCAAAATACCCTCTGCCAGACAATCATGGCAGTGTGATTTTTAAAACGGGCTGCTTTTTAGGTGACGAAGTTATTATTAACATTTCATTACTGGATTTATTTCGCTTGCGCATAGACAGCTCAACATCGGCATTTCCTGAACTTGCTGCGGCAGATGATTGGATTCCCTTAGAATTCAGATATTTTGACAGGCCAACCAGTAGCGCAACTGCATACGACGGGGAAACCGCCCATTTTCCAGACGCTTCTATAGCTATAGAAGCTTACTTGTGTTCGGACCCGACAATCAAAGTGCTAACCGTTAATCAACCCAGATACCAATGTTCATCTAGAAACAGCGCTGCAACGGTAACATTTGACCCGACATTCTTTTCAAAGTACTTAAAATTTGGAGCAAGATTTTCCTTACGAGTTGACCAGGATACGTCATCTGGGCAAAGAGCAAGCGTTTCTGTAACTGAAAGCCTGTCTATACAAATTATCTAATGCAGTCAAGCCATAAATAGTAATAATTCAACATACGGGAATTTAAAGAAATGTCATTAGATCAAATTCAAACGCGAATCAGCGGCCATGTCAAAATTGTAGATCGAATTACTAACGATGTAGTTCTAGATAAGAAGAATGCGATTCATTCTCGCAACCTCGCAATTGCTTTGGCCCGTGGATTGTCAAATGAGCCAGCAGATACATTAAATCGTGGCAAATACCAAATTTTTAAAATAAAGCTTGGTAATGGCGGAACCTATATAAACTCCTCAAATGAGATTACTTATTTGGCACCGAATGTTACTGGAACCAATAGTAATCTTTGGTCACCAACATATGAAGAGCTTGTGGATCGAGCAGATGTTTCTACCCCTTCTGAAAACTCCGTTACATACCAAGAGAATCCTACACCAGGGAGTTCTGTCATCATTGTGGTAACAGCTACGATTGGTGCTGGCGAACCATCTGGGCAATTAGTTTCGGATACTCCAGGGCAACTCAATTCCCAATTTGCGTTTGATGAATTGGGTCTATTCACATCGGATGACCTCCTGTTATCACATTTGGTTTTTGCTCCTATTTTAAAAACTTCAACTCGCGAATTAGTTCTAACCTATACCCTGACATTATCAGTTGAATAATTATGCGTTAACGGATAAATAGTGTCATTGATTATGAATAACGGAGATATATGCTATGACACGGGACCTGGAAACACATGACATTGTTTTGGCTGCGGCACTTAAAACTTTAGGGTATCAACTAAGTACCATCGAAAAAATCGGTAATAGGGGCATTTTCCATTTTTCTGATGTGGATTCTTCAGCTATAACAGATTATGATTTAGGTCGACTTTTAGTTGAACCAGCAACATTTAATGCGGCAATAAAGTCCTTGACAACTGCGAGCCGGAGGACTTTATGATTAAATTATGGTCCCTTATTGGCGCAGTTATGATTTCTGCAATTTGGTTTAAAATTAGCGGGCTCAATGGCGAGATCACGACTTTGAACCGCGAAATAGAAAAACTTACAATTACTAATGTAATTCTGCAGCAAAATAACTCTGCGCTTTCTAGTAATATCAAACTTTTTAGCGAAGCAGATTCCGTGAATAGAGCCACCATATCAGCTCTGCAAAAAGAACGGTCAGAATCATTTATTGCAATAGAGCGTTTAGCCAATGCCAAACGGCAAGATGTTAAGCAGTTGGATGCAGTTGTCAATAAGATTGAAGCTTCTAGAATAGACCCCACGACTGATGGGCCAATAGCCCCAGTTCTTAAAGAAGCAATTCGCGAAGTTCAGCACCTAAGGAAATCGCAATGAAATTCTCACTACTAATAGTAAGTTTATTACTTAGCGGTTGCTTTGCAACTGTAGAGCCACTCCCACCTATAGAACCCGTTGTTGTTGAAAAATATGTGTACCTTATTAAGGTTCCTCCAGCAGAAACGATGACGCTTCCTGAACCAGTTTCCGAACTTGATGTGGATGCAGCAACACAAGCTGATGTGGCAAATTGGATTGTTAGCAATGAAAAGTACGCGAACGAGTTGAAGCTAAAGCTAATTGAAATTGCAAATTTCTTTAAGCGTGAGAAACACACTCAGTGAGAATTAAATAATGTCTTGTGGATGTAAGCAGCCTGATAAAACACCTCTTTGGGAACCTGTGCCGTCGTTCAAGGCAACGACTTCTTATAATAGTCATTACCCGCTTCCGGGAGAAAATATCGACTGTTTTGTTAAACGGGCTCCTGAGGCGGCAAAAAACGATGTTGCCGAAAAGATAATCAATAAAATTGATAACACGTCACTTACCTCTGATACAGAAGGCGTAGTAAATCAGCAGTTCAAGTTGACGCCTGGTTCAACACAAACCGTTCAGACATGGCGAATTTGGACTGATGGCGAACCAGAAGCCCCACAAGGATTATCATTTAATACTTCAACCGGATTGTTATCTGGAACGGTCCCAGTCGACAAGCGCAACGTCAACTATAAGGTTGAAATAAAAGCCTTTGAAAGCGATACAGTTCTTATAGACTCAAGGCAATTTAATTTCTTCCCAAAGCTTGCTGCTAAGGGAGAAGATGTTAAATTTGTTTGGCCTATGAACCCTAAGGGAAGGGTCACATCAAGTTTTGGCCCAAGAAGACCGCCCGCAGATGGTGCAAGCTCAGTTCATAAGGCTATAGATATTTCTCTGCCAGGTTCAGATTTAGGTGATATTCTGTCTGCAGCTGATGGGGTTGTAGTAAAGGCTGGTCCGGCACGTGGTTACGGGAATAGGGTTGTCATTGAGCATCGAGACGCAAACAATAAATTGGTTGCAACCACTTTATATGCGCACATGAATGAGTTTTATGTTACTGTAGGTCAAAGAGTATCTGCTGGCCAGAAGATAGCCAAAGAGGGTAATGCGGGAATAGGTTCTGGTGCCCATTTGCATTTTGAGTTGCATCGTGGCGCGTTCGGAAACCCTGTTGATCCATTACCATACATCAACGGTAATCATATAGTCGCGCAAAATAATTTACCGGGAACAGAAGGAGAACCTGACCCGGCATCTTTTGCAGAAGTAGAAGTAACTAATTCGGCAATGACCGCGAAGGAATCAGCGAGCATTAAGTGTCCGGCTGAACTTCCAGGCCAATTCGGAACTACGCAACCTGGAGCTCTATCAGATCAGCCATCAAGTGAAGTTACTGGTGGGCAAGCATCTGATCAGTCTTCGACCGAACCGCCTTTAGTACCTTTGAGCTCAAATCCTACTATTGCGCAAGTACAGCAGGAAGTTCTTCGTGCTTTAAATGAAGACCCGTCATTGAATGATGCAGATAAAAAATATATGATGTTCTGCGCACAAATAGAAAGCGGCTTTAAAGCTGATGCATCAAACAGGGCTTCTTCTGCTAGAGGTCTTTATCAGATGCTTGATAAAACTGCTAATTCGTATTACACGAGAATCGGTTACCCCAACCCAACCAACGAGCAGCGTAATGACCCATATCTTGCTACTAAAGCCGCAATTGAGTTTTACAAAAGGGAGCAAAAGCCATATTATCTCGAGTTCAAAGCAAATGGGACAATTGCCAATAAGCAATTGTCCCCAGAAGTTTCTGCTCGTTATCAAAATTTAACCCAGAGCGAATTTATTTACGGTCTTCTTCACCATGACGGCGTTGGCAATGCAGTCAAAGGTAAAGATTTGCAGGGTGTGGATTATTTTCGCAGGCGCGTTCGTTCTGCCTAATTACATAAACTCTGACAGCCAATCTTGCCAAGTCCCGGGGAAGTTCTGCGGTTGATAAAACCATTTCGCGTTATTCTTCTCCGAAATACAGGCATTAAGCTTTAGCTGATACATGTCTCCGAGGAAGACGTGTGAAATCACAGTGATAAAATGCGGACCTGCTGGGAATAGAACCAATGTGCCCCTCTGCGGGACCAAACTGAAGTTAAATGCTGGAAATTCCATTTTCGCCCCATACACTTCATGTCTGACATCTAAAGGGACTTGGTCATTAAAATCCTTTAGCCATACGAACCCGACGAGATCGACGTCTTTGTGAACTACCCATTGCCGACGAAGAAACTTTGCGTTTTCACAACCTGGGCCTTGTGCAGGTGACTTAGGGTTTTCAGGAAAATATTGAAGTGTTGGCTTTTCTAACGCCTTATAAGAACAGTCGTATCGCTGTTCGATGTCAGGTATTAAGCACCTAAAACGCTCTGCGATTTCAGTATCAAAGGTTGAAATGTGACGTTCAGATTTTACTGGGTCACCATTTCCATCAGTATCCGGAGTAATCACTTGGGCGGAATTAATAATTTTCTCGCACATCATTGGCGAAAGAAAATCATGTACGATTAAAAAGGGGCTTTTCATATGTGTATGGGTTCTATAGAATTTAATGAAGCGTGCTAGCAAGTTTGGAAAAATTCCAACACTATTATTTATTCAGATCTGCGGTCAGTAATGCTGCCAAAAAGGATTTCAGCAGCTAGATTTCCAGCTCTACCTTAATGTGATTCCGTCACTATTCGTATTTATGTGAGCCTGCAGCACTCTATCCATTATACCGACTTCACGGGAAAGTTGACTAACTTCTTTTGATAGTTCTTTGTGATAGCTTCTGAATTCGGGAATTGCGGTTCTAGCAAATTCATCAACTTTTTCAACCTGTGACAACACACGGTGCATCACTTCTTGGCCGCGAAGAATATTCTCCCTGACTGAAGCGTACGCAGTTTCATTATGAGCCTCATGCGTAGATGCCTGTTTGGCTATATCAGCGAGTTGCGTATCAATCTGTCGCAGAATTGCATCATTATGGACGTCAAAAAGCTTTAGTTCCTGTTTTATGTTTTCAATATGAGCAGCAGCATTTAAAAACTCGTTTTCAACTTCCGCCTTAAGCGCGTTAATTTCTGTCGAATATCTAGAAAGGTTGCCATTTTGAATTTTTGCTCCCTCCTGCATAACCTCTAGAATAGAGATTATTTTTTGCTCTGATGCAACTAACTGTTCTATAACCAGTTTAATATCATCTGCTGAGTTGCCATTAAATACATTTGCAAGTCTGTTTAGTCCGCTTGTGTATTTTAGAAAATTTTTGATGACAAAAAATACTGCTGAACCGACAAGCGCTACTATTATAAGCAGCTCCGATGCAGAAGTATTTTCTATTAACTGTTTTAAAAGCCCAAATATGAATTCCAAGATTAATCCTCGTGCGTGACCACGCTTTCTTCTTTAAGTGTGACCCCTAATGTTTGTGAAGCTTTATACAGTAAAGCGATGACTTCGTCTTTATCCTCTCCGCAGTCACTGTAAAACTTGACCTCATAAGTTTTATTAGGGACTATTTTTGCAAAAAATCTCAACCGTTTTATACACTGCTGAATGCATGCGCTACTATCACTCGGGAAATCAGCAATTGATATGAATTGTTTATTATCAGATAAAACGACATTAGCATTAAATTCATGCAGTGCAACAAGTATGTGCTGCAAATACTTGCTGATTAAGTCCGTTACTTCTGAAAATAGAACATCTATTTTTACACCCTTAAGCGCTAAGAATTTCTGCTCCATAAAACCACTCATGTAGGTATGTATTAGTTTTATGTATTTAAAGATGTATTTTGAGAATACTTCTGGGTGACTTTCCAAAACAGACAAAATTACGCGCTGCTCATCTAGAAATGATGCTGAAAAAGATGATGTCAACTCGGCAGTTGCTGTATCTGTATGTGCAGCAACAGTTAAACAAATGCGTTCAGCTCTGAAAATCCATTGCGAAAATCTATCATATGCAAGTAAAACTGCTTCTCTAGAACTTTCATCAAAGCAGAGTTCTCGTCTAGTTAGCTGCCCGAATGAATGTGCCTGAATGCTCTTAAATTTACTAATGGCAGACGCAGACACAATTCTAAATAAAATATTATTGCGCTGGTACCTCACTGCCGTCCCCCATGTTAGTCAATTGGTCATAAAAAGTTTTTGCAAAGACAACGCATGATTCTTCATCTGCGCAATCCGTCAGAACAAATTCACAGCTTAAAACGTCTTCACCTATTTTGACGCTGAGTCGCAAATGCGACTGTGATGGCATCACGTATGACATTTCACCGATTTCAAACGATGTTTGATTCGCAGTCGTCGTTAACCCTTTAACTGCAAGTTTATTGACTTCGGTTTCAGAACTCACGCAAAATGGTAAATCTACCGATAGATCCAAAATGGTGCAGGTTCCGACACATGCGTCTTCGCATTCAACGGGCGATTCATATGGAACTTCAGGTTCATCTGGCAGCTCAGGAAGTAAAACTTCAATCGGCGCACCTTCATTAGGCGCATTCTCGACTTCGTCTTGATTTAGCGGTTCTGCAATTGGTTCCGAACTTGCCAACGACAATACCGGAATATGAATTGTTTTAACGTCTGTTTTTACTGAGCAGTTGCATTGCTCTAGGAACTTTAATAAGGCATCTATATCAAATGCGTCATCAAATTCGATAACAAGTGTATTCATACAAAATTCCTTTTATGTGGAATTCCTGCTAATTCTCTAACACGGGAATTAGACATTTTGTCTGATGGCTTTAATAGGGCAGCAGTCTTTCGGTGTTCAAGCATTGTCGCCTCGCGTTCAATATAATCAGCGATAACTGATTCGATTGCTTCAGCATTAGGAGCACTCTTTCTAAGGTGCTCCTTTAATAACGTATGAATTTCTGAAGCTAATTCTCTCGCTTGTGATTTCTGCATTTTGCCGCCTTTAAATTGAAAGATTTGTGTAAAATTTATTTATTCTCTGCAATAAAGAATCATAGTATTTTTCTAAGTTGACGTTGAATTCTTGTGGAAACCCATTCATGGAGGACATAATAATAACGCCGTCCACTATATTTGTTCCGAACATTTCATTGTGCATTATAGAATATGCTGCTAATTGTAGAAAATAATCCTCGATATCTTTTTTATGCTTTATACGCCTCGATGTCTTGAAATCAATAATGCATTCTTTGCCGTTGTAAATTCCAATGCAATCGCATCTTCCAGCGACTTGAATCGCATCAGAATACAGTGCGACTTCTTGCCCCCAAACTTCACTCACTTTTTTAAGTTTTAGTTTTAAGCCATTAAAAGATTTAATGGCGTCTTCGCTAAAAGTTTCGCCTTCATTAATGAGTTTCTCGCCGTTCAAAAATCTTTCAGCAAGCAGATGGACCGCAGTGCCTTTATCTGCTGCTTCTTTCGTAATCGAATCGGCTTCATCTCCCAAATTATTCTTCCACGCATTAAGGGAATCTATCTTTTCCTGAGACGCACTGTTACCGAGCACAGTTGTAATGGACGGATAGAAATTCCCTTTCAATGTTTCATAGACTCGAAGCCCAGAAACATTAGCGGAGGAAATATTAGGATAATCAAATTTTGGCATCGATAGGGGACTTGGCTGCAAATATGATCGTCTTCTCTTCAATTGCGTTGGTCACCGCATCTAGTCGACTTTTTATAATACCCGAGTTCGTTATCTTTGTTAATGCTCTACGAACAGCAGGGCGATTCATTTGGTGGGAAACTGAAGTGTTCAAGTCGAGGTCGATTCCGATGGCACTTAGCAGTCGGGAAACTATTGCAGTTGCATCTTCTTCTGGCTCAATTGCTTCTGAAACTTTTGAAATATTTTTGCCACCTACTGTAATGACGCCCAACTGTTCAGCCATTGAGGTAAACAGTAAACGAATTTCGCTATCATCCGCAATAATAGCGGCTGAAGCTTTAATGCCTGCCTTTAATGCTCGGGCTGCAGATGTAGTGATTGTTTCTGGAAGCCCCAAAGTATCCAAAACATCGAACACTTCTTGTTGATATTTGTTAGTCAGCTGTTTACCAAAATTCGATTGTTCAGTCACTCCACCTGCGGCCAAAGAATCTAGCGCATTGGTAAGTTTAGTTGTCCACATTTTGAATGCACTGTTCTTCTTAAACATTTTACTTGCACTGACTATGCCGTCGCGAAGTTCGCTTTTGTGCAATTCGAGGGCTCCAACAGGTGCACCCAAGGAAATCATAATGGAAATAACTGCTTGATCTGCAACAGCCGGGAAAAAGGAAGATAGTTCCTTTGACTTGGCATCAAGTTTTCCAGATTTTAAACCAACTTTTACGGGTTCTCGTTTTCCCGGTTTATTCTTAGCTTCAGAAAGCATTTTATTCTTAAATTTTTGCCCAAATGTTTCCACGGTTTGCTCCTTGTTTATTTTTTTCTTTTTTGTTGGCGGTTGTTCGTCGTCTTCTAACTCGTCGTTTTGTTCATCCTCAAGTTCATCTGTGTCATCTGTGTCGTCCTCAAGCTCATCTTCTTGGCCATCAGATTCATCCTCGGGCTCTTGCTCAAGCTTATCTGCGTCATCTTCAAGTTCATCTTCTTGGCTATCCGGTTCATCTTCAAGTTCATCAGGCTCTTGCTCTAGTTCGCCTTCTTCGCCATCAGAGTGATCTTCTGACTCTTCTTTGTCATCTTCCTCTTCATCAGATTTTGTTCCGAGGAAAATATCCGGTTCATCTTCACCTTGACTGGATTCTCCATCGACATCTTTATCTATCTGCTTATCTAGCGTTAGGTCTACGCCTTCTGACTCATCTGGAACTTCGGCTGTCTCAACCTCTGACTCATCTGGCGCTTCTGACTCATCTGGAACCTCTGACTCATCTGACACTTCTGGAACTTCTGGCTGCTTTGGCCATTCGACATCAATAATATCATAAGTGTTCGCAAGATTGTTAATAACAATTTCAGCATCATCTTCTTTCCCCAGGCTATCGGCTAATGCTTTTTCGAAATCATCAGCGTGTTGAGCATTAACCCAGACCTTCATAATTGACCCGTCACTGTTTTCCATTCCGAAAGCAACGCTATCAACTTCGTCATTAATCTCATGCGCTTTCTGAAGATACTTGCTTACATCCATCTGGGAGTTTGCATTGTTCACTGTAATGTTATTGCGCAGAGTTTTAAATTCTGGATCTTTTACTGCAGAAGAATTGTCGTCTACGTCTTTTGCAAACTTGATATCATTAAACGAAGAAAAACTCTCTGGAACAGTCGACGGAAACATTCCACTGCGTTTAAACTTTGCAGCTTTTTGGAATTTTCGAACTTTGCTAACTATGGGCTTACCACCTTTAAAAATTCTCTTTTCCACTGGCTCTACTGCAGAAGACGTCGTTGTTGCTTCTGCTTCTCCGTCTTCATTGACAGCTCGAAGTAAATTAAATTTCATGTTTTCCTCTTTAAAAAGCGATGTTAGAACCCGGCCGTATAGAGCAAGAACCAACTCTTCTGGCGTAGAACTTGCAGATACAGATTTTTTAAGTTTTGCAATATCTGCTTTTGTTTCTGCGAAAGATGTTAGAGTTCGGCCTATTACATCTGGACTCATTCCGATCTGCTTGCCGGTTTTTAAATTCAGCTTGATTTCTGTCGCAGTCGATTTAAATTTTTGCAGTTCCGCCTCTATATCAGAGTCTGCAGACCCAAGAATTGCCAAAATCTTGGCCTTTACCGAATGCACGCTGGTAATATTTAAACTAGCCGCAAGTTCTTTTGCCGTGGCTTGGGCATCAATGCCTTTTAACTTGCTAACAAACTTTTTAGCGGTTGATGTTACAGCCAATTCCTTAGCGCCAAGTAGGGAAGCAATACGTATTTTTGACTGGCCCAAAATTCCGCCCCTATCATCTATTGGCGCATCCTGATCAGAAGTTCTAATAGGACCGGAAATAGAATTTCTGATGGAACTGTTAAATGAATTTATTGCCGTGAAAGTATCCTTATCTACTAACTTAGCTTGTTCTCCGCTCTTTGGGTCCCTGATAACTATACCTTCGACTCCGAGGTCTTCATCAGGGTGCAGTAAATCGGTTTGCAATGCAGGTTTAATCTTACGAACTAAGGTGTTTAGCAATAAGTCTTTAATTGGCTTTTTATATTTTGAAAGCAGGAAATCATTTATGCGCTGACGCTCTGTTTTTACGACTTCGCGATCAGCTTTACCGATTGACCCCAAATTTATTTCTGCCACGTCCCCGTTAGTCTTGCTTCTAAGCTTCGTGTTCTTCTCGCTTAAGAATTTCTTTAATGATTCTAACATGCGGCCAACTTCATGGAGGTCCACATGCTTTAGACTAATTGGTGAAACCTCTACAATTTGCCACTGCATTTTAACATCTGAAGAAGTCAGTTTCTCTCCGTCATCAGAACTGATCACAGTTGAGGTTACGCCAATAGTCTTCTTGTTGAGCAACTTTGAAAGCTTTTCAAAACGTTCTGTTGCTGAACTGTCAACAGCGCGAAGCATTACTATGAAGTTTTTATCATCAACTCCATATGTAACGGTGTTTGGTTGGCGACCAAACATGATTTCGACTTCTATTAAATCGCCTTCTTTTAAGATTTGGGTAATCTGTGATTTTACCGTTTCTAGAGCTATGTGTGCAGCCCTGAAACCATTATATGCTGCCACTGCAACATAATCTGTTTCACTATAAAATCTCGAAGATTTTGAAGATTTTCCTTCGCGCGAAGTAAAAAACCCTTTATCATCATAACCAAACCATAGATTTGAACCATCAAGTTTTTCGGTTATGATTTTTTCTTTAAGGGTTTCAACTGTTTTGATGAACTGCTGAATTGACAGATCTTCGAGGTGAGCTATTCCTTCGTGTAGTATTGTTTGCATGCTAAACTCTTTTTACAATATGGCGGTCAACTATTTATGGTTTAACCGCCACATTGCGAAGTAAACAATCAAGCATTCATCAAACCAAGGATCCCCTTAGTCTCCGACCCATCGGAGACTTTTGTCGTTTCAAATAAAGGATTGGCTCCATTCATTTTTCGCAATGGCTGCTTAAATGCCAACTGTTTTTCCGAAGATTTTAATGACGAAATGTTTAGGGAGATTGGGTCCCATGCAAGTAGCTTTGTTACGCCTGCGCCTGCAGAGTTCCGATTCTTAATACCGGTAAATGCAATTTCCCCGGCAGCCCTCATGAGATCATCCTGCTTAATACCGATAGTATTGTCAGAGGTGTTAATCTTACTGATGCCGCCCTGAATATGTGCTTGTGTCTGCTTCTCAGCATCAATAGCACTTCGACCAAGCTGAGAAGAGGAAATTATAATAGCGTTATAGTCAAAACCGAGGCTTCGTAATTCAGTTGCAACATATTTGTCTTTAATAAACATGTTATCATGCGACACATTTAAACTTGTGCCTAGAATATCCAAATAGTCTACGACGATAAAGTCTATTGTGACTCCAGTTGTTTGAACCAATTGCTGTAGATAAGAACGAATCGTATTCGCATTAGTTCGATCTTCTGGCATGCGTTTGATAAAGAATTGCCCCATTTTCTTTGAAGCATTCTGAATAGAAGCAGCGACTTTATGAATTTCTTTTAGCAGTGCATCTTGGCCAACCATGCTAATCATCGAATCCAGCCGCTTTGAAACGGAACCTTCTGACATTTCAAGAGAGATATAAACCCCGTTTAAACCTTGAGCTAGAAGGTTCTTTGATAGGTTTAACTTTGTCATTGATTTGCCACCTCCAGAGTTTGCAGCAAATAAGATGAGCTCTTGTCTACCAAGACCACCGCCAATTAAGTCATCAAGCTCTTTCCAACCGGTTGAAATCTTTGACTGTGTGACTAAAGTTTCCTGAAGTCGTGCTTCAGGGTCGTCAAAATAATCCATGCCCAAATCTTTTACAAGCCCGACTGCAACTGCCTCTTTCAGCGTCTCAAGCACTTTACCAAATTCGCCCTTCTGAATGAGTTCAGGACTTTTCAAGACTGCTTCGGTCATTGCACGATTTCGGCAAAATTCTTCGATTTCATCTGCTAAAAATTTAGCTTCAGCTTTAGAAACTTCGCCGATTTCTGGTAAAACTATGCCAGTTTCTGCACGCAGAACTTCTTGACGTGGAACGTCTTTATATTTTACAAAATACTCTTTTACAAAATCTACTGACTTCTTTAAAGTCGGGTCAAAATACGATGGTTTGACAATGCCATTACATACAGCAAGCAGATCTTTGCTATTAACTAGGGCAGATACGAGTAAGCGTTGTTTTTCAAGTTCCACTATTTAGCTCCATTTTCTGTAATTTACTATGCGCGGTTTCTAGGATGTTTATGATTAAGTCAGATGCTCCATCGGTCGCTTTGCAAAGATCTAATACGTCAAGTACATCAGATGCGCTCAGGCTGCTCGTATCCCACTTCTCAACATATGGTTTAAGACATGGATATAGTTCATCACTGGGCGCTGCCAGCAGAAGCTGTTTAATATATTCTATTTGCATTTAAGTTTTATTTGAAGATAGGCATCATCACCCGAAGTTATGTTTTTCATGAGCTCGTTTATGGTCCAAATCGAACCAAAACGTTCAGCCGATTTGTTTATATCTGCTGCGCCATTAGGAACGAACACTATTTCCCATCCATTTGATAAAGCATCCATTCCCAATTTTGCGCCGTTTTGGTCTTTATCAATTACAAAAACCAATCTCCTGCGGCTAGCAGCCAAAAGCTGCTTCTTTGCAGCAGTTAATTTGCTTCCGAGTATAGCAACGCCTTTACAAATGAAGGCGTCAAAAACGCCCTCGCATACAAACAGCGGACCGTCAGAGTGATGATTTAGGCGATCCATGTTAAATATGGCCGCTTCTTTTGATGCTGGGCAATTCTCATATCTACGCTTTGCTAATGGGTCGATAGATCGCGCCTGCCAATAGATTATATTACCGTTCCTATAGTAGGGGATAATAATGCGGTTCAACATTTTTTCCTCTAAGCTAAAATAGAATGGGTAGCTATCTATTGGTATTCTTCTGCTTATAAGATATTGAACCAACTTGACTTGGTAGTCGATAAACTCAGAATGCCCGAGCCGCATTGAGCCCTTTGGCAAGTTTACGGTAGGCGTGTCCGTATTGACTTGTGTTACGCTTGCTAATGAAATATTTTTCTCAACTGGTCTAAAAAACCCAGCGTTTGAAACTTCTGATAGTTCGTCTTTAGTTGCCCCGAATGCGAGTAAAATTTCTCGCATTTTTTTAGATAGCGGCTGACCGTCAACAAATCTAGCGGTAGTTGAACAGTTGAAACAATTATAGGCTCCTCCGTCAGAACTGAATTTAAATCCGGCTCGGTCCTTATAATCATTACACAGAGGGCATTTGCCAGTTAGCCAGCCGGTAGAACCTAGCTTAAAATGAACGTGGCGCTGAATTAGTTGCTCGACTGTTGGGATGTTAGCTATCATTTATGTATTTTTCGAATACCGAACATAACTTTAGAAGGATAGTAGTGCGTACGCTCATTCAAATGTTTAGCACCACCAGGACCCTGATTATAAGCTAAAGCGAGTTGCCTCGGAGTCTTAAATCCGTAGGTTTTCATCAACAACAAGTATTTACTCGCTACTGCTAGATTAAAAATATCATCTTCTATGAGGCGCTTTTTAATTTGCGCATCCGTTTTCAAGTTTGGTCCAAACCTTATTTTCATGCTAGGGAACCTGTCTAGAACATCTCGCGCTGCGCTAACTTTTATCTGTCCTACGCCATAGTAACTCGTCGGTTTTAACCCGTTACGATTTTCGCCTGCATTTGATTCTTGGAGAATTATGCCCTGAAGAAGATAGGGGAAATCGTGACCATCCCTTTTGGCGATATCGAACGCCATATGTAATAAATTTTTCTGCTTAACAGATAATTCTGAAGATAGCTTTAAAGATGGCAGATCAACTGGGACATCGAGCGACATCGTCACTGGCGAAACTGCGAATAAGCATAATGCCAAAAGCAAATGGACTATTTGTTTCATAATTTTTGAAAAAAGATAAGCTGCTAAGCAGCGGGGCAGTATTTATCCTAAGCTAGTAGAATGTCTGCGCGCGTCATTTATTGTACCATGATTTTGAGCCGGATATGATTAAGGCCTACATTGTAGGCCCTAATATTTTACAAGCTGTTAATTTGATCTAGAATTTCTAGAGTGCTATATTTGGCACGTAAAATCCCAATAACTGCTTTCTTGTTCCGGAGTCGACGACTGCTATTGGATGCAATCAAGTTATCAATTGCGCCAAGTCGTTCAGCAACCTGATAGAGTCGATATTCGCCTAGAGTCTCAAGACCATCGGATGAAAGGTTTACGATTTCCTCTGGGTCAACAACAGAAGATGAAGTAAGAATGTCACTTTTCTGAGCAGATTCAACATCAACTTCGCCAACCACAACATACTCAGAACAGCGACCCTTTGCTCGATTGTAGTCGTTCGGGATACTGACCACATTCTTGGGATTGATCTTTAGGATCATTACTCGCCGACCGCTGAAGTTTGACAGGTAGGTATAGGAACAGAAATGCAGACCATTGCTACACTCATTGCGTCGATCTGCATCAACGAAGACCCGATCCATCTTTGGATTCTCGCCCACCTTATTCGAGATGGTCCCACTATGAACATCCATGTAATCCAAACGAACTTTCTTATATGCTAGGAAATCGCCATCAGGAGTGATAGGCAAATCATTCTGATCCAGGAATTCAAACAGCTCTTGGCGTGATTCTGCACTGGGGTTGAGCATGACATTTTCCAAAAAATTTGTCATTGGAGTGATGTCAAAGCCTTCTTCAAACATACTCAGAATTCGCTTAGAGATACCATCACCCATGACGGTATTTTTATACCAGACATCGTTGTCAATGATTTTGATATTCGATCCATTGGTATATGAAACAATAACTTCTTTGGGGCTTACAAGTCCGGGGATCAAATCCCATTCCTTGTTTTTGATTGCCTCGCGAAGTTGAGCATACCCCAGTTGACCTTCAGCCAGGGTATATGGTTGGTTTTTGACGACAATGGTGATGCGATTGCCTTGAATTTGATATGGATACATGATAAAACTTTCGGTTTAGTAGGACAGAGAAACTAAATTGTACACGGATTTTACAACATTGAAAAATTCTTTTGTGTCGCGATGCTTTATGCATGTTGCATAAGAGTCCAACCTATTTAACATTTTGTCGACTTCAACAAACCGATCGATCCGTTTGGTATCGATATTACAAAGACTTTCAGCCTTCTCTTTTGTCATTGGGAAATATTTCGCTGCTGCAACCATTAAACGGGCGCTAACGGAAAATTCGCTATTAGAAATGCCACTAGTATTTTTGTTAAGAAGATGGATTTCGTTGCTCAACTTAGTGACAATAGCAATAGCGGGTTCATCCCCGATAACATCAGAAGTAACTTGTTTTTCAACAGACTCAATTACTTCCCTAAATTGGCTGTGTTTGACATTATTATATTGCTGGTTAATAGATTTAATTTTATCAACAATAAAGATATTGCGGTTAGTGGAACTCTGCATCCAGAAATCAAGTTTCTTAGCAAAGTGTTCCTCAAAATTTAGCGCATTGCTTAGATCGACAGTTGTTGGCATGTAAACGCCAACAATTTGGAACTTGAAACCGGTCTGGCCAGCAAAGTAGACTAATTGTCCCATTTCATCGAAATACATTTTATCAAGTTTCGGCTTCTTATTTGACAGCTCAACATAAAACACAGGAACGGTGTAATCAACCAAGTGCTCTTTTTTCTTTGCAGCACCAAATGAAATTGACGCATTGCTCTTATCGATTTTGACATTAGCCTGATAGATGCTGTGGTATTTGCGATCCTTGAGTTTAACCGTCAAGATCTCACTTGCCAGGATACACTTGAACCCGAGTCGCTCAATGATTTCCTTGGCGGTTTTTGCATCCTTAATAGTGCGACCACCTGGGGCAAGCTGCTTTAGAGACTCGAATACAAGTACTGGCTTTGCATTAGGATATACAGTCAGAATATCTTTAGCACCAATGCCAGTGACATCTTGGATCACAAAAATGCTAGTCTTTCCATTTGGCACAATATTGTTCTGCCCCTTTGGCAAGTTTGCGAAATCGAATGTATAGAAGTTCTTTGTTTCGTTTTGGAATATATAACTCTTCATCAAATCTCGAAATGAAAATTTCTTTTCAAGGATTGCATCGATTTCTGAATTTTGCTGAAACATGCGCTGATCGACACCAGTTTCCGATGCAGTC